CTTTCACTCATCGAAGAAGAAAAACTTATCTCATGCCAGAGCCGCCCACGGGATTAGCCGAGCTTATGCCAGCCTGCAGTATTAGGGGAGCTTATGGGTGCCAGCCTGTATTAGGAATGCTTATGCAGGCCTGTTGATAATGAGACTCAATCTCAATGTAGCTACGGCCGCTCGCTAATGCGACTGGGTCTCAACAGGTCAGCCGATGCTTGTTGCGACTCGGTCTCAGTTAGGGGGGGGGCGGGGGCTATCATTAACTGACTAGATTTTTGTGTATTTCATAAAGCACCCCACAAAAAAATACCTGACTCATGGGGCAAGCCAAGGCCACTTGCAAGGAGAAGCAGTATGCTTCTACCGTTGGCTAGGTTCCTGTACTCCTTAAGGAGTCTCTTGTCTTTGGTCCGTCCTTATTTCCCTGGCCTCTACGGGCCAGGAAAAGAACTTAAGGTATGAACTCCCTAAGGAGTATAAAAGCATTATACACTAGTTTTTACTTGACTGTCAAGTCCTATTTGTAAATAATGAAGAAATGCTAGAGGAACCAAAGAATAATTCTGCTGATGAAAAGGCTGCATTGATGCAGGAAATCCAGGGGGCTATATGGGAAGTAGCCGAGAAGAAAGAGATCGAGAAGGTCCGTAGTCTATCTAGGCACAGCCCCGAAAAGGTTGCGTCTATTCTTTACCTGTATAGTACTGGCAGTAGCCAGACTAGGATAGTACGGAAGTACGGAATCAACAGGGAAACCGTGATCAGCGTCCTGTCGGACTACACGGATCACCTGGGTAAGTTCAAGGACTTAAGCGGCAAGATTGCCGCTAAGAACTACCTGAACCTCAGTAGCCTAGAAGAGGACTTAATCAACTCCGTAAGGGAAGACCTAGAGTCAGGAGAGCTAAAGCCTACCGTAAGGGACCTAAAGGAAATTTCGATCTCTGTGTCTAATGCAGCAAGGCAGGCCTTTACTTCACGTGGCGAAGCCACACAGATAACAGAGGACCGCCAGGTCATTACTCAGGAGGACTACGAAGAAACTATCAAAGCGGCCCGAGACAGGATCGCCAATCTCAAGAAAGCCGAAGAAGCAGAACTAGTACAGGAGGACACAGATGGGTAAAGGATGCGCACCCCGAAAGGGGCACGACGCTGCAAAGCAGCGCAAGAACTACGACGATATTGATTGGAGCAAGAAACCAGCGGCCCCGAAGACGGAGCAGCCGCAGAAGTCCAAGTAATGCCGATTACATTTACAGAGCACCCTATAGTGCAACCTCCTACAGACGAGGAGATAGTCCTGCTTGGAGAGCAGGACCCTCAGCTATTGGCTGACCTGCACGAGGCTCACGAAGGTAGGATCAAAGCAGCAGTAGAGGATCCTATGCGTTACGGCTTCGACCTGGAAGGCTGGGGCAGGATCCGCAACGGCCTTCAGGAGAACAACGAAGTCCTGGCCCTAGGTGGTAACCGCAGCGGCAAGACTACTGGCTGCGCCAAGATGCTAATGGAGGCCGTCACCGAAAGCATGGACGGACATATAGTATGCTTCTCTCAGAACGCAGATACGTCCATCAAGGTGCAGCAGGCTGCAATCTGGGAGATGATGCCCAAGGAGTTCAAACGCAAGACCAAGAGCATAGACGGTTATATTAATTACAGTATGCAGAACGGGTTCACTGCATCGTCGTTTATCTTTCCCGATACCAGGACACGTGTAGACTTCAAGACCTATACGCAGTACAGCAACAACCAGACTATCTTAGAAGGCTTTGAGTTCGGGTTCAGGCAGCCCGAAGGGCTGAACATAGGTGCCTGGCTGGATGAATACCTAGGGGACGCTGCACTCGTCAATACCCTGCGATTCCGCCTGGCGACTCGGGACTCCAAGATGCTTATAGGGTTTACACCTATAGATGGCTATACCCCTTTTATATCGGAGTACCTCAAGAATGCAGAGACACTTAAGACAAAGCCTGCGGCTTTACTAAAGAACAAGGCAGTACCTATAGAGCAATACAGCCCTAACCGTGATGCCTCCGTTATCTATCTGCATTCAGACGAAAACCCGTTCGGGGGTTACGAACGCATAGCTAAGGACTTAGTAGGCAGACCTGACTCAGAGATACTGGTCCGTGCTTACGGCGTCCCAGTTAAATCAGCGAATGCTTTGCTTCCTTACTTTAACACAGAAGTAAACGTACTGACTTCAGAGCCAAACAAATACGGTATGAAGTTCCCAGATATATCGGATAAGTCTAAGTTCTCCTGCTACCAAGTAGTTGACCCTGCAGGCGCAAGGAACTACACCTGCATCTGGGCTGGAGTAAACGATAACGGAGAAGTGTACATCCGTAAGGAGTGGCCCGACCGTGATAGCTTCGGCGAATGGGCAATCTTTGGAGACCCTAAGTGGAGATACGGCCCAGCATCCAAGAAGATAGGCCTCAACGTAGAAGGATACTGCGAGCTATTCAAAGAAATCGAAGATGACCTGGGCATAGAAGTAACCGAGCGCATAGGGGACTCCAGGTTCTTCGCAAAAGAAAACGAAAACAACGACGACCTGTTTACTTCGTTCTATGATTTCGGTCTAAGTTTTATACCATCGAACGGAGCAATGGAAGACCAGGGCATTACAGCCCTGGACGACTGGTTCAACTACAACCCTAACGTAGATATAGACGCAAGCAATAGACCCCTGTGCTATATACACAAGGACTGCGGTAACCTTATAGAAAGTCTGATAAACTATAACAAGCAGGGAAAAGCGGACGAACCGCTAAAGGATTTCTTCGACGTAATACGATACCTAAGAATGTCTAACGGAGGCGAGGGACCAGATTTTATGTCCAGTGCATCCATGCAAACAACCAGAACAAATAAAGGAGGATACTAATATGCCCAAGAAAAGACTAAAGACAATAGCTGCAGAGCACGATGTTGAACTAGACTACATCGTAGAACTAGTAGAAACAAAGCTACCCGAGCATACCGTTACAGGAACTGGCTACGCCAGGTGGATAAACGAAGAAGGTCAGGAACTACTGGCCGAAGCCGTTGATATACCCGAGCTTATGCCTAAGCGCTACAGGGGAGTCGTGCATTCTAAAGCGCCTAACCGAAGCTACGTCTATGTATACATACGGGAAATACAAAAGAAGGTCCCGATGGTTATTGCTCGTAGATACGAAGATTGGTTGACCCAAGGTAAACAAGTAGACGTAGAAGCTATCGAAGACGAAACAGGAACATCGTACAGATATGTCCGATAAGAAAGACATTACTCTCGATCCAGAATGGATCGAAGAGCAGGTGCACCGCCTAGCTGGATGGGAGTACTTAAATCGTCACGTAAGGCACGAACTGGACAAAGCTATGCTTCCACAAGAATTATGTGATAAAATTGGCGTTCACAAGGGTTACATCCACGAGATGACGAAATCAATCCGAAGAAAATTAAATGCAAAATAAATCTACCTTTGAAGCTTTAACGTACGTTGATGCAAACCCCGATATAAGTGCACTGCGTAACGCCTACGACGAAACAGTAAACGAACTAGAGTCCTACTTTGATTTATGCCGTACTAGTTACGACGACCGCAGGAACTGGTGGCCAGGCAAGAGCCGTGATCATCGCAAGCACGGATCCGATGCGTTCCCTTGGGAAGGCGCATCCGATACAGAGAGCCACGTAATTGACGAACGTATTACACGCTTAGTATCTTTGTTCATGTCTTCGCTTAATCGCTCAAACATTCGGGCGTACCCTGTAGAATCCAACGATATTTCTCGTGCAGAGATTGTATCTTCGTTCCTTAAGTGGATGACTACCAGCGGATATATTCCACGGTATAAGCGTGAAATGGAACTAGGCGCTAACTACTTGCTAGAGCGAGGCCTGCTTATTACATACGTCGGCTGGCACAGTGAAGACCGACAGTTCCTGCAGAAGCTTACCCTGGAACAAATTGCAGAACTCGACCCAAATATTTTCGGGGCAATAAAGTCAGGTGAAGACGATGACCAACTGGTATTTATTCTGCAAAACATTTTTGAAGGAGTCACAGAGAAGCGTGCAAAGAAAGCACTGAAGGAACTCAGGGATGCAGGCGAAGCCGAGCTACCTGTAGTCCGCAGGCAGGTTAACGCTCCAGAAATTAAAACACTAGCCCCTGACGGGGACTTCTTTTTCCCTCCGTATGTAACTGATCCGCAGCGAGCACCTTACTGCTTCTGGAGAACTTACTATACAGCTCAAGAACTAGAAAACAAAGTAGCAACTTCAGGCTGGGACGCAGACTTCGTTGAATACATTATTGAGCACTACAGAGGAGTAAACATTGATAGCCTTGAAAGAGAACAGGAAGGCCGCCGTAGTACTAGCTTGACCGATAACGCTTACGAAGCAAATGAACTAATAGAAATCGTGTATGCGTACCAACGGCTGGTCGACCCTGAAGATGGATCCGAAGGGATCTACTGCACAGTATTCCACAAGGAGTACAGCGGAGACAACAACGAGGCACCTGCTTACGCAAAGCGTGAACTGCTTAACGGCTACGAGGACTACCCAGTTGTAGTTACTAAGCTGTCCGAAGACAGCAAGCGCCTGTACGATACGACTACAGTTCCAGATCTCCTTCGTGGTATTCAGAACCAAGTCAAGGTAGAGCGTGACTCCAGGATTGATCGCAATAGTCTAGCTACATTGCCTCCGATTCTGCACCCAGTAGGACAGGCACCTAGTGACTGGGGACCAGGACGCATGATCCCTTATCGCCGCAAGGGCGACCTAGACTTTGCACCTACCCCTGCTTATAACCAAGGTTCAGTAGAAATGGAAGTCAATCAGTCTGCGCAAGCGGACCGCTTGGTGGGCTTAGACGAAACCTCGCAGATCTCTAGTGTACGCAAGCAGTTCTTGGTAGATAAGTTCCTGCAGCACAATGCAGAGGTAATGCGAATGGCGTATCGCTGCTTTCAGCGTTTCGGGCCAGACGAAGTCTTCTTCCGTGTAACTGGTGTACCAGATCCTCAGGTCATGGACCGAGGCAACCCAGACGAGAACTTTGATATTACTATTAACTACGATGTCTTAAATACAGATCCTAAGTCGCAGGAAGTTAAGCTGCAGCAAATGACTCAGCTTATACAGCTGGACCGCAACGGACGTATAGACGTTGACAAGTTGATTTCTGTTCTTGCAGGTTCAGTTGATCCTATCCTTGCGGATTCAGTACTGACTCCTGTAGAAAACGCACAGCAGCAAGTAGTCAAGGATGTAACCGATGACCTGACCAAAATACACGCTGGCATCGAAATGCCAGCACGTGCAAGCGGAGGACAGATTGCCATGCAGGTCCTTGAGCAGTACGGTCAGCAGCCAGACATTCAGCAAAAGCTACAAGAGGACGAAGCCTTTGCTGCAAGGTTGCAGAAGTACGCAGGTCAATATCAGTTCCAGATGCAACAAATGCAGAACGCTGAGATTGGTCGTATAGGTACAACCCCTGCACAGATGGGAGAAGTAGGCACCCAGGAAATGCCTCAGTACTAATATGGATGCACAAGAATACGCACGGAAACGAGCATCTAAGAAATTATTTGGGTTTCCAATCCGTGAAAAATTGTATCCTGGGGAAGATAAATTTTTTAGGGAAAGGCCCGAAGTGGCTGGTATGGCGGCGGAGGATAGTACTATTATTCTTAACCCATATAGTTCTTTGTCAAAAAAACAATTAGGTGCAGTCGCAGAAAATGAAGCTTTGCGATTAAAAATAAGACAAGATAAGTTTGTTCCAGAGTTTGAAGTTACGCCAGATCAAATTAAATTTTTTAAAGGAACCGAGTATGCAGATAATCCAACAGCAATGAAACGAACGATTCTTGCTAGAATTTACAGCGGTGACTCCAGCGCAAAAGCTACACCTGCACAAAAAAAAGTTTTAAAGGAATATCTCTCAAGAGATAAATAATATGGAAAAACCTCAGATCGAAGAAGACATCGAGCACCTAAAACGGCACGATTCATTTAACCGCTTTATAGATTTTGTAAAGCAGATGCGGGAGGAGTGCATCGCAGAGATGTACGAGTCCCCTACGGACAAGATTCAACAACTTTCAGGACGTATACTTAGCTACGATCAAATCCTAACTATGTCTACCTGGGGCAAGCATTCCCCTTCCGAATAATTTCTTGCACGCATTTCGTGTGCTATAATGCAAAACATAGCTATCGCTCGGCGTTGAAGAGTGGAATTATATGAACAACGAAGTCACAACGGGATACGCTGAACCCGAGAACTCTACAGCGGAAGAAAAAACAAATATATCAGCGGAGGATTTTGCGATCCAACGCTTAGGGCAGCCAGCCCCTGAACCCGAGGAGGAAGAGACTCCAGAGGCTGAGGAAGAGGTTGCTGACGAAATTGCTACTGAAGAAGAAGAAGGTACAGAGGAATCGGACGAGAGTTCCGAAGACGAAGAACCCGAAGCTGAATCAGAAGAGCAAGTTCTTTCTCAGATTGATTTAGACGAAATGTCCGAAGAGGAACTGCGGGAACTAGCTGACAAGCTAGGCAGCCGTGCAGTAGCCCGCTTTGGAGAACTCACGGCTAAACGCAAGGCAGCAGAAGAAAAGCTACAACAAATTGAAGCTAAACTTTCTGCCGAGCAAAGCAATCCACTGCAGCCCAAGAAGGAAGTTAAGAACAATCCGTTCGATAGCGTAGAGACTTTAGAGGATCTACAAGCTAAAGCAACAGATGCTAGTAACGTCATTGAATGGGCAGAGGACATTATGTTCAACGCAGACGGATACGAAGCTGATGATGTAGTCACAGAAGTAGAAGGCAAAGAGATGACCAAAGCCGATGTCCGCAATGCTTTATTGCAGGCACGCAAAGCCAGGGACAAATTTCTTCCTGCTCGCCTAGAGGAAATCCAAAAGGTTGAACAAGGCAAGCAAATGCAAGAGCACCTCAGTGCTCAAGCTGAAGCTGAGTTACCATGGATGACGGGCGAGGACAACGATACTCGGCGTGAATACGAAGCCATTATGAAGGACCCCAGGGTTGATTCATTGATGGCTAACCTTCCTGCTGACGTAAAGGCTCAGATGCCATATCTACTAGCGCACGCAGCTAACAGTATCTACGGTCGGAAAGAAGTACAAAGCACTAAGTCTAAGGTAAGACTTAACCCTTCTAATACTTCTACCCCGAATGCCGCAGGTTCTGAAAAGCAAGTAAGCCGCACTAATAAATCAATCAAGAACTTGAGTACTCAGTTTAGGCAATCAGGACAAAAAGATGACTTCATTACTCTCAGAACTCTTCAACTACAAAATAAATAACTTAATTAAACCATAAAATAAAATGGCATTCTCAAATACATTCGATACTACAAATCAGGGATCGGCTGTTTCTAATCGTGAAGAGCTTTCAGATGTACTTACCATCTTGGCTCCCGAAGAAACTCCTGTCCTTTCGTCCGCTTCTAAAAAGAAGTCCAGTGCTACATTCACTGAATGGACTGTTGACGCTCTTTCTGCTCCTAGCACCGCAGGTGTTACAGAAGGCGCAGACGTTACTGCATTCACTGATAAGTTTGCTGGTCGTGCTCGCCTTGGTAACTACGTCCAAAAATTCCGCCGTGACTTCATGGTCTCTGACCTACAAGACGCTGTTGAATCCGTTGGTCCAGCCAAGATTGCACAAGCTGAAGCTAAAGCAATTCGTGAACTAAAGCGTGACGTTGAAGCTACACTCATCGGTACACAAGATCGCAGCATCGAAGATGGTGCTGGTACAGCCTATGGCCTTCGTGGTCTTGGCAGATGGATTTCCGATACAGCTGGAACAAGCGGTATAACTGCCCCTTCAGATATTCCTACTGATTTCCGTACTTCTTCTGATTCTATTTACGACATCAGCGGTGCAGGTACTGCTTTTTCCGAGGCAGATCTTAACGACTTGATCTCTTCGATCTATCGTGAAACTGGTAACTCCAACAACCTTATGCTTGTTGCTGACACTGGTCTTCGCCGTACTATCGCTGACTTCGCTCGCATCGGTGGTGCTAGTGGTGACTCAGTTCGTACTGTAAACTACGACGGTAACAAGGCTGAGATTAAACTCTCTGTCGAGCTATACCAAAGTGATCACGGTGTTGTATCTATTGTCAACATGAACCCAGATACTGCTCCTGCTACACTTGCTGGCGGTAACACGACGTTCAACGACGGCTACCTTCTTAACCCTGAGTACTACGGCGTGCACGAACTGATCCCTATGGGTTCAACTCGCTTGCCTAACCTTGGTGGTGGAGAGCGTGGATTCTGCGATTGCACCTTGACTTTAGGTGTATATCAGCCACAAGCTCACGGTAAGATCACTCAGTAATTACTAATTAACAAAGGAGATATAATACTATGCCTAAATTAACTATAAACGAAAACCCAGGAGGTTTTACTGACGAACTCACAATCTCATTTGAAGATTTTTCAGTAGCCAATGCTGGTACTCTTGCAGACCGTGCAACTAAAACATTCACGTATGCTATCCCTGCTGGTTCTCTTGTAACTAAGGTGTCCGCTAAACTAGTCACTGCTTTTAACGACAGTGGTTCTGGAGATGACCTAACGCTATCAGTAGGCGACGGTTCTAGTGCTGTTGGTTTCTTAACTGCTGCTGACATTCACGTTGATGCAACTGAAATCACATATGTAGCTAATACTGGTGCATTACTGGACAATGAAAACGGCAAGGTCTATACCGCTGCCGATACCATTGACATCCTATTCAGTCCTGATACTGATAACGATGCGCCTTATTCGCTCAACGAGTTAACCGCAGGTGAAGTCAAATTTAAGTTTGAAATCTGCGATCTTAACTAATTAAATTCTGGTTGGGGGGCGCAAGCCCCCCGCCTTTTTTAATATGGAAATTATTAATAAAGCCCCAACTTATTCAGACGGGGAGGTCGACGAGGCCTTCATGAATGAAATTAAAAATGGATTCGCACTCGAAAGACGCACAGAAGCAGCTCGTGTAAACCAGGCTCGTAAAGAGGCCACAAAGGAAAAAGGAAAGGTGCATCCTGTGCTAGGCCGTTGCGTAGCAACTATACCGCACCGTGAGTACTTTAGACTCATTAAAAAATACGGACAAGAAACAGTGCACTCCAAGGAGTTCCTAAATTATTTTCAAAAGAATTTCTCAGACCTCTCACCCAATAAATTATAAATTACAATGGCACTATATCCTACAGAAACATATACAAACCTACAAGAAAGGTTTAAATCAATAGCGGGCCTGCAATCCTTGGAAACAACGGATGCAAGCTTTTTCCGACAAGCGGCCAATAGACGCTTTAGAACAGCGTATCAGCGCTATCCATGGCCTGATTTTACGGTCATTGGAGAGTCAGTAACATTGCTGACTGCTTCGGCTAATTCAATTCAAACATTTAATGTAGGCTCGCCTCAAACAAGTCCTGCAATGGTCCCGTTGGCTAATGATGCAGATGTAGTATTTAGAATACATACAACTGATCCTAAGAGTACTCGTTATCCTGAGGAATATACTTATGTGTCTTTACTTAATGCAGACGGAGACCCAGCGGTAAAACTTGTTCTTCCAGGTTCGCACTTAAATTCAACAGAGGTTTTTGTAACTTACAGGAAAGATGTAGAAACAGTTATTGCTGATGGCAACGCTTCGTCAACTGGATTTTTTGGAGACGAAACAAATGACAATCAAAATATTCCATTTAGATTCTTTGAGTACATGGCCTTCGGGGCTTATGCAGATTTCCTTCGTGGAGATGGACAAACAGACAAGGCACAAGTAGAGGATCAAAATGCTGAACTAATACTACGTCAAGAAATTGATATTGTAAGAAATCAAAGCCGTCAGTTCCGTCACGATATTCTTCAGTACCGTCCTCAGACTCAGTTCCGCCGTCATAATCTACAGGCTGGTGGTACTCCGTTGGATCAGACCGAAACACTACTGACCAATAACGTGCAGTAATGCCGTCAGACGTTACATTCCTTGAAGTCAAAAATGCTTTCCAGGCCATTTCTGGTCTGGAGAGCTTGACTGCAGCTGACGAGTTCTTCCTTCAGAACTCTACAAACAGAGCAGTATCCAGGGCTTACAATGCATCCGATAGCTGGCCCAGGTATTTAACAATAGGAGAAGAACGAGATTTAATATCCCTTACTTTATCTGGAGCTACAGCAAGTACGTCGACTTCAGTTAATCAGGATTACAAGTTATTGGGTTCTAATACAACTGGAGGAACTAACGTCTACCAGGGTGTTACAACTAGCACTGTAATTATTTACAATACTGGAACCGCATGGAGGGTAGATACAGCTGCTTCGGCTGCGGTCCAAGCTAGCGGCACCTACACTGTAAGTGCTGGCACGCAAGAATTTATTGAAGCTGATACTAATAAAAAAGATAATGTAACAGATGTTGAAACCTGGACTCCTCGTGCTGGGTCCGACGTATTAAGCGTTGATCCAAATAACCTCATTCCGTATGCACAAACAAATAAAGAAACCGTCGGAGAGTTCTTGAGGATTTATAGGAAGAAGCCATTCTTAAATAACTCATCCATTGAGTACGAATTTTATGTAGATTCCCTGGGTGCAAATGTACTTAATCTTGTAGCATCAACAGATAACTCTGTTTTCGTAAATTATAAAAAACAATTAACAACTGGCTTTACTCCTGACAGTACAAATATACCCAGCGAGTTCGTGGATTACATTATCTATACAGCACTTTCAGATTTCTATACTGGAGACGGTCAAATTGAAAAAGCCGCTGCAGCGGCTGTTCAGGCTAACGCAATGCTTGACCTAGAACTGCTACGCCTAGATAAAAAAGCAAACAACAATACAATCAATAAAAAGTTTTCAACTTATGTAAATCGGCAGGCCCGATAGCATTCAACCCCTGTGATATAATACGCAATTATGGCAAGTTCAAGAAATAACGCACTGGAGTTCAGCTCCGTAGGTTCAAAAGTAATCACTTCTTCTAGCGGGGCATCCACTGGTCAGTTTGGAGCTATCCAGTTTTTAAAGGATTCAACTATTAGTGGACTAAGTTCTACTAACGTTGAGAATTCGGATGGCCTTATTACGTCCTTCGGAGCAGGAACAATTCTATATGGCAACTTTACCTCCGTTGCTATTAGCGGTGGACTAGTGCAACTACACAAGGTCTAATATGCACGTTAGCCTTGATTCAGCCCTGGGTCGCCAGCGTCGGCTGAACTCAGTGGGCGAGAGCGTCCTTCAGATTGCTCCTAGTGCTGCGGCGGCATACAGCCTCCGTAGTCTTACTGGGGGTGATCCTGACGTTGTGCGTGTGCGTATAGGAGGAACAACTACAGAAGAAACTTTTACTGCTTCTGGTGTATCTTCTGGTGCTTTAGTTGACTTTGTTGGTTCAGGCAATGATGGCTTTGTTACAATCTGGTATGACCAATCAGGTAACGGTAATAATGCCGTGCAACCAACTGCTAGCGAGCAACCTAAGATTGTTGATTCCGCAACTGGTGCTTTGGTTCCTGGTGGTCTTCTTTTTTCAGGAGGGCAAACTATAGATACGACTGCTACGTTTAGTTTTGCCAGCGGGTCTTCAGTGTCTCTGTTTGGTGTTAATAAAGCAACTGGCTCGATAGGTAGTTACTTGGTAAAAGTTGGGACTTATATTATATGGAGACTGGACGGGGGGACAAGAAGAATGTCCCTTGGAGCTAATGCAAACGCAGGAAGTATCTCTGGAAACGAAGAGCTTTGGGTTCCAATTATAAATGTCGATAGTTCTGGAGGAACAGGTAATTTCTTCGTGGACGGAACCCTTGCATCATCTGCTGATGAAGGCATTGGCTCTAGCACTGTTACTAACAAAGTCTTAAAAATTGGTAATTCTAATTGGAATGGCACTGCAAATGAAATCATTCTTTATACATCTGACCAAACAGCTAACCGCCCCGCCCTTGAAGCTAACATAATGACTAATTACGGAATATCATAATGCTCTATCTAATATACGCAAGCAAGGAAGCCGCCATTGAACGAGCCGACGAAGAAGGTAAGGAGATTGGCTACAGTTACTGGATTCACGGTATAGGCACACGTTGGCTTACCTACCCCCAAGAAACTGCTGACCATATGTGGGCATTGGACGTAACTAACTACGACCTCGATGATTCCGAAAAGTCCTCAACCGTTGATCACTATACACCCCTACCTGAACCCGAAGACGACTAAATGCTATGCAAGACATTCTATACAGATCAACAATTGGAACAGGAGGCTTTATAGCTACCATTGAACTATCCCCTATTAACGAAGTGCTTGGTTTCTGCGTAGGTCTAGCGACCTTCCTTTATATGTCAGCATCCGCAATTAAGGTAATCAAAGAACTCAGAAAGAAATGACACCTGAACTAATAGCAATGCTCGGAGGAGGAATCAGTGGCTTCGTAATGAAGCTCATTGGCGCACAGATGGAGAGTCAGGCTCGACAATTTGAGCGTATGATTACGTCCCAGCAAGCGGCAGATGCTTCAGCAGATGCGGCAGCAAAACGTGATGGTGGTGTCCTGGTTCGTAGGTTCCTAGTAGCATCCACCGTCTTTGCCATTGTAATAGCCCCATTCGTCTTTGCGTGGACTGACGTAGGGGTAACCATAGGTAGAGAGACAAACGGCTTTCTAGGGCTATTCAAGAGCCTGCAATGGGACACTGTACAGGGATTCGTTATTTTACCAGAAATTAGGCAGACCGCCTTAGCCATCGTGGGCTTCTACTTTGGTTCATCACAAATTAAATGAATGAAGTTCTGCAAATCATTTCATCCCTCTGGCCCATCGGTATTGGCGTTATTACGCTTATTATCGTACTAGCTAGGATGCACTACAACCTTGAGGCTCTTACAGAAAAAGTAAAAGTCCTATTCGATTTTCACAACAAAAGAAATAAATAATTATGAAGTGCTGCATTTGCAAAACTAAAGACAAGTTTATCACTAAGATAAAATCCGCTATATCCAAGATTGTTGCTTGGGTTAAATTCTATATATAAAATAAAGGAAT